AACTACCGAAGATTCGTTTGTGCTACTTGAAGTTAATCTAAATGTTTTTTCACCATTCTTAAATCTTACTGCAGGAACTGGTGTTGATAATGGATCTCTAAAGAAGAATGATCCTTGTAAATTACCAACATTGTCAGAAATTAATCTAATATTTGATACTGTAGCAGTCGCACCACTTGTTTTACCAACTAACTTGATTCCATTCTTTATGTAACCAAAAAATCTACCTTGTGCTTCCTCAGTTAAAGATGCAATATCAACATTGACAATGGTTGATGATGCAGAGTAAGTTGTTGGCAAACTTACAGAAGTATTGTATGGATTTAATCCAAATGTTCCGGTTGGTGCTGATATGCTTCCAGATTTATGATTTGGTTGACATGTGCGGAATGATATTAATTTTTCTGATCCATCAAAACCCTCTACAGTTTCGTTTATCTGGAAAACACCAGAGTTCATTGTAATTTCAATAAGTTTAGGGATTATATCTAATCCACTTGAACTATCAAAGAATGCATAAAATCTTGTATTTGGTTTAATTCTTGAAGCATTGAATCCAACATTTCGAGAACGAATATGTGTGTCAGGTTCACTACTTACAAGTATTTGTGATGCGAATGTATCGTCTCTATCACCAAAAACTTGCCTTGTACCATCATTTAATATGATATTTCTTGTCCATGTATCAGCACTCGGACTTAAAACAACACCACCTTCAAAATGAATTTGAGCAAATGGGTTTACATTTTCTACTCTTGAGGCAAGAGGTTGATTTAATAATGTTACTTCCTCATAGTCAAGAGTTATTAGATCTCCTGTTTTCTTTATACCAGAATCAAGTAATGTTAAATCGGAAGAAAAATCAGCAATTGTAGTATCAATAGATGGATCTAAAGCTAATTCTGGTTTAAGTGAGTAAAAATCAGTTGGTGTAATTAATTCCTCTCTAGATGAATCAACATCTGATTTACAATCAGGGTTAGATAAATCAAATAGTGAATTATTTTTAAAATCATCAACAAAAAATCCAGACTTAAATCTTGTTAAACCATCAGCATCTTGAACTTGTAAAGTTTTTGTATCTAACTCAAGTAAACTTAAAGATGTTACTGTTTCCAAATTAGAAACTCTATCTTCAATTTTTCCTATGTCTCTCATCGTAAATCTACGATTGTCAACAACCGTTATTTTGACATCATTGACATCATAAAGATATGGTGGCATCTCAATGGTTGCAAGAGTCATTCCACTCTCAATATCCTCTGGACTTATTGGATTTTCTGATGAAACCCCTTTAAGTATTTCAAATTCACCTTTTGTATATGCTTCTTGAAAATTTGCCGAAGGATCAAGTATTATTTTATCAGTTCTTGGTAGATAGAAACTATAACCTATCTTAGATGCTTCATTTGGTGCAACAACTAATGTTGGATTTGTACCTGCAGATGAGAAATTTCTGTTTTCAAAATCAAATGGTGAGGATGTTGCAATCTCAAATTCTGCAACCCTTGGTCTAAAGTCTAGTGTATCTGTGGCCCTTACATTACCAATTAAAGGAATATCCTTTGAAAATCTCTCCTCGTCATATGATCCAACTGTATAAACATCACCAGTATCATTTGATGGCACTGTATAATGGTTGACAATGATAGAAAGTCTACGATTTGGAATTCTTTCACCTGCATTTCTAACTATTCTCGAATAGTCCATGAAACTTTGCTTATGTCCCTTATCCAATGTATAACTTGATGTAACATCAAGATAAGATCCTTCGGTTATTCCTTGCAAATTTGTAACAATATTTGACTCTTCAAATGTTACTGTTTCTCCAACTGTAAATTTATTTTGAGTCAAATACGCAATCTCAACAACAGTTGCAGAAATACGGGATGTAATTTGTGCAACTGCACCACTTACAGAACCAATAATTTTTTCACCTAGCACTGAAGCAGTATTTAATGCTAATCCACTCACAAATACTAAACGATCTAAAACTGGATCAGCCGCTGTTAAAGATTCAAAAACACCAACGACATTAGTAACATCAGGAATATTGAGTGATATGACTTTATCTTCAACTCTTAATCCAAATGCAACAGTATTTTCTGAAAGTCCATGTGCTGTTGATATGCCAGAATTCGTAAGTCTTACATTAATTCTTTTACTTCTAGCAAATAATTTTTGTTTTACCTTTATATCATTCTTACGAACTGTTGCGTTTACAACAACATTTGATGCAGATGCAGTTGATAAATTTTGTATTAGTAAAGTTTGACCATTATTTGATATAGTTACCTGATCAGATGTTAATTGTTCTATAGTTCCATTTGTTGAATGGACTGAATATCTATCTTCATCAAAAGTTTCAAATATCGCACCAGATCCTAAATCTGTATCCGTAATATTTGCAGAAAATACACCAGTTGCTCCAATAGCTACACCTGATATTTGTGTCTTAATTGATAAATCTGAGTTAGTGAGTGATACATCTGAAACATTTTTATTTTCTAGTTTTGCAAATAATCCATTACCTTCTTCTTGAATAACTGGTATTGCTTTACGAATACCTGATATAACATCTTGATTATTTAAAGTTGCTACATTGACTCCATTGACATCTGTAGTTGCTGCTAATGTTAGTGATTTCAAATCTGAACTTATTGCAGTGATTCTATGTAATCTGGGATCATCATCATCTCTAAAATTATATGTAATATGATCACCAACTTTAAGTGATCCAAATGTTTTTCCAGCACATGTTAAAACACTCGAAGCAATCTTAGCCTGATCTGAAGGAGATAATTCTCTTATTGGTGTCGTTTTGAGAACTAAATCACCACTAAAATCAAAAGCAAATCCTGAAAACGCAGATGAATCTTGATAAACTGATTTTATATCTTCAAGTCTGTGTGCTGTGACTGCCTTAATACTTCGAGAAACTGTAGTTAAACCGTTTATTCTTATTTGCTCTCCAACAATAAATGTCCCTGATGTATCTCTTAAGTCGATGGCAGCACCGCTTGAACCTCCAGATCCAGCAGATGTAGCAAAACCAGAAGCACCACTACTTAAACCCTCCACAAATGCTGTATTTGGTAGCTCTGTGTTTGATACTGCAGTATTTAAAACCAGATTTGTAAATGTCTGAACATCATAAAGATAAAGATCAAATTTAGAAGAAGCACCAGAATATGCAGCATCAGTGAGTTCAAACGCATAAACTCTTGCCATTCCTATTTGTGCTCCCGAACCACCGGGAATTGAAGTTGCATTTACAGTTGTTTTTCTTTGATTTGATAATGATATAGTATTAGCAATATTAATTCCTAACTTTGGTGTACCATTAACATTGTTTATCTGAAATTTGTTACCAAATTTAAATGGAACAGATGACAATGCAATCTCTTTCTTATCTCTTGGTTTTTCAATGTCTAATATTGTACTTACAGGTCTTTCAATGTCATATCCTCTAACATATGCCTTTCCGGGAGATACCTTAAGTGCAAATAAATCATCAGTAGGTGTTGCACCTTGATCTGTCAATTCTCCAGTATTAAATACACCTTCATTTGATATTCCATCATTTAATGATTCTTCAACATCAAATTTAAAGTTACCTACAGAATAATTACCAGATTCTTCGTATGTTCTTTTTGCAAAGTAATCTTTGATTAAATTATATTGTGATCTATTTTGCAATTTTTTAAGTTCACCGTCATCAAGACGCATAATCTCAATGAAGTTCTTATCATTGAAATCTGTTAAACCTTTTTTAGTAAGAGTTGTGCTTATTTTAAGTCTATCTGCACCGGGAGCTGCAAAGTTTGAGAATCCTCTTGCATTATCATATAATGATTCATCATCATTTGCAGAAACTAATTCTTCTTTAATAAAAAGTCCAACTCGATATGAAGGATTGTTTGTATAAGGATCAAGAACTAACTTATCAGCTGAAACATTTACAAAGTGTCCACGAATGAAGAAAACACCATCAGCGATAGAAACTCTACATCCAACACCAGAAGCACCAATATCAATCAAATTTGCTACAGTATCACCTGAATTTATTAAGGTGTTACCATAAACAAGAGATTCTTGAATTAATAAATTTTCACCATCTTCTAAAAATTTTGAAGTATTATCTATTCCTGCATCGATATATTTTACAAATATTGTAAGATCTGTAATTCCTGTTGCTTCGTTTGGTAAAGAAAAATCATCAATAAGTATTTTTATACCAGTGCTTTGACCTTCTAATATTTTACCTTTTAACTGATCGATATATAATGAAACTGGGATACCTAAATGGTTTGAATCTAATTTAATTGAAAAATATTCTGGATCATATTGACTATTTCCGGGGATCACCATAGATCCCTCTTTAAACATATGACTACCAAACGATTCAATCTGATCTTGTAAGATAGACTGTAAAGTCGTTAATTCCCTTGCCTGAACTGGTTTTCCCGGATTGAATAATACTTTATAAAAATTACTATCCTTTGAAAAATCGTCGTAATATGGATTTATATTTAAATTAGTTTTCTGTGGCATTTTTTAGAATTCCAGAATGATTTTGACATCTTCTTTTTGTCTTGAGTTTCTAGTAATAGTCGCTCTGTTGTCAATGTAAATTATATCACCCGACCCTTTATTTATCTCAGGTGTAGCAAGACCATTTGTGAAAGTTACTCCTAGTCCTACATTCTTAGATCCGACTGTGGTAATACCAAGACTAAATGTAGTCTCAATAGACCCACTGAATCCACTTGGTGCAGAAACTTGGTTGGTTGATGATTCAAATGCTAATACTTGGCCTTGAGTTGAGATACCAACATAATCTGTTTGGTCAGTTGAGTTTCCAAAATATAATGATCTATCTTGAATATATTTCATTACTTTTGTTTCAGCATCATAAGACGCTACATAACCAACTGCTTTTAGACCACTACCTAAAGTTTGAGTGATCTTTTCACCTATAGAAGGATTTCCTGATGTTGTTGAAAACTTGAATGCATTCAATGATGAGAATGAATCACCAAAATATACTGATGTGGTTCCTATCGATGTTGGATTCTTTACTAATTGAACTTGTGCAAATTTAGTATCAAGAGGGAAATCTTTATTATCACCACCAAATCGAGCATAAACTAATACTCTGTCAGTTCCAAGTTCCTCATATGCATTATGACCATGACCTTTAGATGGAGGAATGATTGGTATTAACTTTGCTTTTGTTGATGCATTAGCATTTATTGAACCAAGATCAACTAATCCATATGTGTAACCTTTACCACCAGATGAAACAATTGCGTTTGTAATTTTACCACTGATAACATCAACAACCACTTTACCACCTGTTCCATCTCCAAGAATATTAAATTCTTGACCTAAACCACCTGAGTAACCTTCACCTTGATTATCGATGTATACTTTTTTAATTTGGTTGTTATTCGTATCTGAGTCTCCATTCTCCCTAACAGATTGAATTGACGCATCTGTGGTTGTAGTCCAATCATTGGGAACTGCAATAAAGTCTGTTGAATCAAATTTAATAATATCACTTGGGGCAACTGTAAAAAGATATTTCCAAATATAACCATCACCACTTTCACCAGCCTTAGATGGTTCTAAATCTGTGAATGTGGGTTCGTCTTGAGATGCATTACCTGTGGTATTAATTCCTGAAGATCCATTATCAATACAAACATATACATTAAAGTTTTCATTCATTACATAGTATCTTGCATCATATAATCTTGATGATTGTGTAATTGGGGAAGGTGAATTTACACTATAGTCATGACGATACATCTCATATCTAGTACCCTGTGTCCAATTTACACGACGAATTAATCTTCGTACATTCCTACCAATAACTCTTTTTCCAAATAAACTTGTATCACCAATATGATTGTTATCGTTAATATTATCAACAGGATTAGGAGTGGCTGTATTCCATGTAGAAGTTCTACCAAAACCAACAATAGTAGGATTAGGTAAACTTACTGACACATAAAATGAACTCGATGGATCAGTGCCTCCTACTCCAGTAACTGTATCAACAAAGTTACTCGCATTTAATATTCTAAACTGATCTGTTACAACTGCTGGCATTTTATTGCTTTTTTTCTATATTTATACTACTTTTCATCAACCTAAGTTTTTACGAAGTGCTCCAGTATCACGAATACCAAAAACTCTACGCTGAACTGTTGGAAAAGTATTGATTCCAACTCCATTTGTAAGACCCACAGTGTTACCTGTAACTCCTATTGCAATCGGATTGGGGCGGTTGAATATACCCTGTCCACTAGCGTTGAATAATCTACCCCATGAGAATCGACCGTTATTACCACTATTGATTCCAACAGTCACTCCTAATCCAGAGTGATTTGTATTTGAATGAATATTGACTAATATTTCTGCAGTGGTTCCACTTGCTGAAATAGATTGGATTACATAAACATTATCTGCAAATGTTGTTCCAATTCCAACAACATCATTATTATTACCACTTGTATTTAATGATGTTAAACCTGTTCCGACATGAGTATCAAATATGTAAATTGGGAAACCTGCGTTCAATCCAGTAAAATTACCGGAAGATTTTTTAAGACCAATTCTTAATCCAAGTGTTGAAACTCCAATCACCTCTGTTGATATGCCAGTTACGATACCTGAGAATCCTGCAACTGTTTGGATATTAGTAATATTTTCCTTTATTGCCTCTGGTGTTGGTGCGAGAACGATAGGTGGATTTGTGCTTGTGTAACCAAGTCCAACATTATTCATTGTAACTGATGTAATAATACCACTTGTAATATTAGCAGTTCCAACTGCAAATGTAGATACACCTGCAACAGCGAATTGAGTTGCTGCCACACCTACAGGTGGTGCGATTGAAATACTCGTTGTTGATCCAACATATCCACTTCCACCATCTACAACTGCTACTGCAACTTGCCCTGAACTATTCACAGTGGCTGATAGTTTTGCAGTTACAGGAGATTTATCATCAACAATTAATACACCTATGTCATTAATTGCGATATTCGTGATAGTTGCATCAGCAGCACTGGTATCTTCTTCATAATCAAAGAATTCAGCATTGTCAACAAATATACTTGTACCCTCTGCTGTTCCTGTGCCTAAGTTACCTATCAATCTTGCAGTTGGGTAAATCAAAGGTTCGATTGAATCTCTTGATTTTGAAATGACATCACTACCAATAACCTTATCAATCTTCTGTTTAGTCCATTTTAAAGGTTTAAAGTTAACTTCATCAATTCCCACATTCGTGTAAATTTCAGTCTCAAATGTATCTGATGTTGTAATACCAACAACTGTGCGACTCTTCTGAGCAAAAGTATTCGGAATGTCATTATTACTTGTTACCTGAACTACATCACCTTTTTTAAGAGTTTCAGTAACATCTACAACAATAGTATCAACACCAGATGTTCCCTTGTAGAAAAATACTGCGATATCATCATCTGCATCTGGAGGTGAGGTAAAGTTGAATGTTGTACCACCTTCAAATGTATAATCTCTTCCGGGATGTTGTATTACTCCATTTACGAATATTAGGAGAAGATTTTGCATTTCAATTAATGATGAATCTGCAGCATTTCTATCGATCTCAAAACTTAATAATTGGCCATTCAATCTTATTGGGAAACGAGTTCTAGTTCCATCTTGCAAACCTTTTATAGAATCTGTATAGTCAAATTCACCAAAATCCCATGATGCAAATTCATCGGTGAAAATTTCATCGACTGTAAGTGTAAAGTCTGTCAAAACTGCACCACGAGCAGTGACTAATCCAACAGGTTTTATAATGTCTCCTTTTTTAAATCCAAATCCAGGCCTTGCGATACTGAAATTTGATACAGTAAACATCGTAGATCCAATACCTGTTGTTGAACTTGCTCCTACATCTACAGTGACCTTCAAACCTTGACCAGTATCTGTTGTAGCACCAACTCCTAATCTTGAAACACCAACAACATCAAGTGCTTCGTATGATGGTTGAGGAATATTTAATCTTGGATTTGTGTATGATACACCAGCACCTGCAACTGAGAAAATAAGAGTTCCACCAACACCAACTGTTGCGTTGATACTAGCACCGTTTCCTCCTCCACCACCTTGTCCAACAAATATTGTGAATGTATTTGTGGTTACTGATCTAATATCAGTTGCAATACCTACGATTGGATCTCCAGTTGAAGAACTAGGTGTAACACCAGATCTTGGATATGGATGTAAACTTGCGAAGTTATCTTTTGAACATCTAAAGACTATACCACCAGTATCAATACCTACATGATTACCCACAGATAATCCATGATTTGCAACTGTTATCTCTAGGAAACCAGTATGTGATGTATAAACTGCGTTTGTTGCAGTTCTAGCAGTACCGTTAAAGATGTTTGCAGCACCTGCTTGTGTTTTAACTGATCCTATTCCAGCACTCTCAAAGCGGTGTTCATAAGCATGATCAGTAATACCTATCGATACAGTTCCACGATATCCAGATCCATGAACATCTGTAGTACCTATACCAACTCCTGTAATTTGTCCCGCATCATTCTTAACTACAGTAACTGCTGCACCAACAAGAGGTGCAATCCCTTGTCCACCTGTTGATCCTAGTGATACAACTACTCCACCTCTAGGTAGTTGATTTAAGTTAACATCAGACTGACTAACAACCTTACTTCCATTTGCAGATGTAATTCCAGTAAATACGATGTTTGTAGCACTTGCTGATGGTGCAACGAATCCATAATTATTTCCACTATTATTTGCAGTTGTTGGTTTTTGGAATATGCCATTAAGGAGAACAATACTACTTCCAGTTTGTATTCCAGTTGTATTCACACCAGCAACAAACATTCTGTGAGTTGCACCAATACCAGTGAATCCATCAGAAATATCATCAAATATTCTGTTATTAGAGTAATCATTTCTTAGATAAACTCTTCCATTAAATTCTGAACGAGGAAATTCTAAGTTAGATTGATTTCTTGTGACATTATTAGTGCCTTTAGGTGCATCAGTAAAGAATATCTTACTATCTACTATATTAAATGAACCTGTGAACTTACGGATTGCATCACTATCAGAGTGAGATGCTGCTGTACTTCCTAATGATCCTCTTTCTACTCCAACTAAATTTATTGCACCACTACCTGATATTGGGCCAACAGAAGTTGTACCAACACCAACAGATGATACCTTCATCAACTCAGTGCCAACCTTAAGTATATCACCTTCAATTATTGATGATATTCCAGCAACACTGAATACGGTAGATGTAGATGATATATTACCACCGACATTATTTGTTACAGTTGTATTGACAGGTGTAAATGCGATTGGAGATTGAATTAGTCCATCAATATCAATAACAGTTTTCTCTAACTTTTTAGTCATTTCCAACTGATGAATGTTTCCTGATCCTAAAGATACAAAGGTAACACCTGTTCCAGCGTTAGCATTTGATTTACTTAATGCTAATTTAAATGTATCTTTTGTTAGACGAATTGCAAAAACATCTGTTGGAACATTTGAACTATGAGCAGTTGTCATTGCAGTTGCTGCAACTCCGATAAATGAACTCTTAGGTGTATATTTTAATTTTTCACCTGTTCTAAAGAAATGATCAGTAATTGTAAATACACCTGTTACTGGATTTAAAGTTGATGTATCAGTTGGCCTAAATTGTTTTGAGAATATTGGAACTCCATCATGTTTTAGTTCAAATTCTTTCTTATTTGCTCTATCACCATTTACAGCATTATATTGTCTAACTTTAACAGATTCACTTACTCTACCATATGTTAAATCTGGGGGAACATTGAATATGTCAATATCTTCATAGAATAATTCACTATATGCTTGAACTTCTACATCACTAAATCCACTATCTGGATTAAATCTTAAGTTAAAGTTAGATCCAGAGAAACTTGCGATAAATGTACCAATACCTGCGGTGCTTCCTATTGATATGAAAGGATAGTGAACTGTGGATGTGCTAGTGCCATCATGCATTGCAATGACTTGATGCATTGCATGTGTTGTCCCCTTAGAAACTTTGACAATACTCTTGATTGCATTATATTTGTTTGAATCAACTCCAACAATAGTAGATAACGCACTAACCCTCTTATAATTTGATTGTAAATTAACAGACCTTTCTGATCCTGCAAGTTGTGTTGAGTCTTTAAATCTGTAAGTTCCAGTTCCTGCAGTTGTTGTTCCAAATCCAACAGCTTTAGCACGAACATTTACCGTGTTTATACCTGTGTTATTAAAATCAAGAGATAAAATATTAGATTGTAGGTTTGATGTGAATGTTCCTATAAAATTAGATGAGAAATTTGCAATATCTCCACTATCAACATAATATTCTGTAAAGTATGAATCAGTACCATCTTGAGTTACATAAATGTCAACTAAATTTTTCTCACTTGTAACTGTATCTTTTACTTCTACAGTTGCATAAAAAGCAGATGTAAACCCTACAGGTGCAGATAATACACTTGTTGTAACTGCTGCACCAACATTAGTGCTTACACCTATGAGATTGATAAATCCAACAGATTGAGTTCCAACTCCTGAAAGAGTGCTATTAAATCTATTTTCATATACTTTGATATCTAAATCATCATTGAATGGATCGTTTGGTGTAATTCTAAGTGTTGTATCACCTGTTGTAGATTCTGTGAATCCAACAATATCAACTATTCTATCTGTACCAATACCTAAACTATTTTTTTCAAATGTAAATGTATCAGTTGAATCTTTAAATACAACAACTTCATCTAATCTAACTTCATTTGTAGATATATTTTTTGTTTGTACAATATAACTGGTATAATCCTCAGTTAAAGGTATGTCAATTCTATTGTTATTTGTACTCTCAGCATTTGAGAATTGAGAACTAATATCATCAATTTCTATTACACGATTAGTTCTACACTCAATATAACTTGCAAGTTTTTTGTTTTTAAATTTTAAAAACTTTGATTTTGCTCCACTATCAAGAGTATCCGTATCAATGACTAAATCAAAATTATTAATACTATCAACCCTTTGTTCGGTAATTAAGTCTCTTGATAAAACTAAATTAGAAATTGATGATATACCAGATACTGCAGTTGATGTAATACCAGTATCAGAAAAATTCTTAAGGCCTGTTGTATGTAATAATCTATTTACTGGATCAATAAGATCTGTGTACGCTATAGGACTTTGTATTGTATATGATAAATTCTGATAGTAATCATTATCAGCTAGAACTTGATAATCTTCACTTAACTTACCTGTCTCCGTATCCCATCCACGATTTTGTTTAAGTGAGAAATCTACATTAAATCGACCACGATTAACATCGATTGAATTGATAGTTGCTACAGTACCTGTAATTTCACCTCTTATTTGATTACCAACAGTTAACTCAAATTTACCACTAATTCTAATAAACTCATTCGGGTTATTTTCAAAAACTGTTAGATCTGATATTACAAAATTATTTCCTACTTTAACAGCAAGTCTCTCACCTGCTTTGAATTGTGCAGATGCTTGAGTGGTTCTAAATGATGGATAATCACTAAATTTTGTTATTGTTGCATAATTACTCTGAGTGGTTTTTGCAATTCCAATAGGTGATGTTGTAATACCTGTTAAGTCAAATTTTACTACAGCTGGGTTTGTATTCGTGTATGATGTTACTGTAAAGAAATTGAATCCATGATCTGTAGAGTTATAACCAGATCCTGTAGATGATTCTAATTGAATACCTTCCACAAAAATTTGTTCACCAACTTCAAATACAGATGTAGTAAAACCAGCTACAGGAGTTACCAGTGTGCATGTTACCACACCGACAGTGCTTGTAGTTGACATTCCAACAACTTGCGATATGGATACACCATTAGAGTTATTAATTGTTCGTATTCTTTGTTCAATCGGTTTTAATCCTTTTGGAGAACTAATTACATTGACATCAGATA